TTAGAAATAAAGTTGTCCTTAGGAAGGAACATCATTACTATAGATATTATACCAATATAGGCAAATGCCATACCTAGCATATTGTCTTTGTAGTTATCGAATATATATTTAAAAAAGTCCATTAGTTTTCTGGAGATACTAATCTAAGATTAGAATGAGGTTTTATTTCATCTCCCATCTGCTCAAAGGGAGTTGCTACTATAGGAATGTCGGACTTGACATTATTTGATTTAGACTCAGAATCGGGTGATGAATTATTTTGTTGAGACACTTGCTTACTTTCAGTTTTTTGTTCTTGGGCTGGCTCTTGTTTACCTTTGTTATCTTCTTTTGAATCGTTATTTTTAGATGAACTTTCTGCTTTTGATTGTTGCCCTTTGTTTTGTGTCTCTTGTGATTTATCAGTTTGTTGTGGCTGATCGCTTTGAGCGGGAGTTTCGGAGGAAGAACTTTGTGAAGAGGGAGAGGTTTCTTGTGTGGTGTCCGGAGCGTCAACAGTTGGTTGAGAAATCTGTGGTAATTCGGAAACCGCAGCAATCTTCTCGGCGATAACCACTTGTCCCCAATCATTCAACTCGTGGAAGTCAATGAAATTATCAATAAACATTGGAACTTCGATACGTTGTTCGACAACATCATTTGCGACACTTGCCACAAAGACTTCTGTTTGATCTACCGCAACTGTTGTCTGAGCAACTGCGGCTGTACTAACAGCTACACTACCAGCTGTGCCTAGTTCACTTACTTTCTGTACTACGGGTAAATCTTTTACCTTTTCAATAAAAGATTTTTTAAGCGTAGAACTAGCTTTTCTAGCTTGCTGTATAGCTTCTTGAGACTGCTTTTTAATTTCTTCAGAAGAGCTGTAATCTTTTCCATCCAAGACTTGGGACAGAGAATCGCGCAGTTCTTTGAGTTTATTTTTGGCAGTTTTGTTATCCATTTACATAGGTTACATTTCATAATTATTTACTAACTGCTGCACTCCCGAAATAAAAGCTAATAATACTTATGACCGCCGTCTTAATCTCCGGGAGTATGAGATATCCGTGCAAGGTCTGATAGCTAGTACCAGAAGATAGACCAAACCATTTACTGTATTCAGCAGCTACTGTGATTCCTTCTTCACTATGAGCTAAAATAAAAGGTGCTATGATTACTCCGAATAATACAGTCAGTACAATAATTCTTCGTGTCCAAGCACCAAAGGCATCTACCCTTTTTGCAGCTGCATCTGCGCTAC